GAGCACATTTGTGCTCTTGCGGTATTTCAGAATGTTCCGTGTTGAGTATATTAGTCTCTGGATGCGCCCAGTCAACCGTAAAAAGATACTGTCCAGGATAAAATTTTTTATCTTTTCCTCGGTATTTTCCGTCTACACCAGCCAGCCAATCAAAGCAATGAACACTAGGCCAATAACTAAAACAGTTCCACAGTTCCAACTGGTCAACTGACATATCCGGCACTTCGGATCTAGAAAAACGTTTTTGGAAAAACGCTGAGATAGGCAAACGCCAATAGCACGCACCATTGGGTAACATGATATTAAACAACAACGCACGACCTGATATGCTCGTAATACCAAAAGCAACACAATCTTTTTCACCTTTCTTAGACATGTCCATGTCATAGAGATACTCGGACCTAACCTTGCAATAGATTGGGGGAATGTTTGCGTTAAGATATGCCATAGTTTACTTCTCCAACTTGTAAATATTATCATCCGAAAATGTCTCCCCAAGTCTTACCTGATTCATAGTCAACTTTATTAGGGACCGCTAGTGTAACAGCATTTTCCATAATCTCAATAATCTTTTTGGCTTGCTTTTCAGATTCTACAGAAATATCAAGTTCGTCATGAATTTGGATATGAGGGACAATACCTTCTTGATATAAATTTAGCATCGCTTGTTTTGTCATATCAGCCGCAGATCCTTGAATAAGTTTGTTTAAAGCTTTGTAAGTCATAGCTCTTTTGACTTTTGGCGTTACAGATTTTAAAGATTCTCTTAAAAAGATTTCTTCTTTTTCTGTCATCTCTTCCATTTGAATTTTATACTCAAAAGATTTTTCTATTTTTGCTTTTTGTTTTTTCACCGAAGCTATTTCTGCTTCTTCTTTTTCTTTATAAATCGTAGGTAAAGTTTCAGGATTATATTCATTAATTTCCCATTTATTAAATCGACATCTACGTTTTAATAATGTGTTAATATATCCGGAATCTTGAGCAAACTGAGAAGTTCTAGACATGAGTTGGCGAACAAAAGGAACGTTATCATGATACTTATTAAATAATTTCTCAGCTTCACCTTTCGTTGATAAACCTAATTCAGCTTGAAGTTTAGCTTTACCCATACCGTAAAACAATCCTAAGTTAATTGTTTTTGCTTGAGATCTAGAAATGCCTGCCATATCCGCTACGATCTGGTGAAAGTCTACAGAATTATCTTTAAATTTTTTAACTATGTTAACAACGGAATCGTTGTAACAAATAGGTGCTGTAGTTGCTGCGTAATGAACGACTAATCTTGGTTCCTGTTGTGAATAGTCAAAACATCCCCAGGTTGTTCCTTCTTCGGGTAAAAATAAACCTCGAATCATTGGACCCAAATCTTTGTTTCTAGCAGGAATTTGCTGTAAATTAGGATTTGAATAACTAAATCTTCCAGTTACCGTGCCCCCTTGATCAGATCGTATAGGATTAATATCCGCATGAATCCTACCTCGATGTTCATGTTTTAAAATCGTATCAATAAATGTTGTATGTGCCTTGTTTATTTCTCTAGCTTTTGCTATCTTTTGAATCGTTGGATTTTCATGTGTAGATAAAAAATTTTTAGTAAAGGAAGGTTCATTTGATTTTTCGGTTTTATGATATTCTAATTCTAGTTTTTCAAAAACTTTGGCAATCGATCTTGCAGCCCATATTTGGGGCTCTATTCCTGTTTCTTTTTTTATTGCTAGCAATAACTCTTCTTCTTTTGAAATTAATTGTTGTTTCAATCTATGAGCTTTTTCAACATCCACCCGAACGCCCTTAAATTTCATATCGACTAAACACGGAAACAAATTAGTTTCTAAATCAAATATTTTATTTAAATTTTGTTTTCTAATATCTACAGATAAAACTTTAAAAAGCTCTAAAGTTAATTGTGCATCTTTTTCTGCATAGGATCCAACATACATTGCAGGAAGATTGTACATCCCAGATTTTGGATCGACACCGGCAGCTTCTGCTGCAGCTTTTAATCCTTGTTCATCTTTAACTTCGCCTAAATAATCATAAGCGACATTGTTAAGTGAATACCACAATCGATTCTCATCTATTAAAGACATCATCACCATGGTATCGACAATGTTTCCATTAATTTTTATTCCATAACTTTTTAACCAACACACATCATACATTGCATTATGAAATATTTTTGTATTATCTGCTTTACATACATCGGTAATCCACTTTAGAACTTTTTTTCTGTCTAAATTACCTTCGCGATGACCTATTGGATAGTAACCTGACCAACCTTCTACAGCGACAGCAAAACCAATAATCTCTCCGTGACCTATAACTGAACCTGACCCTCTGCTTTTTAGATTTGGATCTTTAGTTTCTAAATCAATGGCTACATATGGATATTTAGATAAGTCCGGAAAAGTTTCTGGACAAACCCATTCAGTCTGAGCTTGGAACATCGTTTCTTTTTTTCAGTCTTTCAATTTCTAATTCACAATAATGAATTATTTTTTCTAAATCTTGCACGCCATTCTTTTTTTGATAACGCACAACATATTTTATTACATTACCTTGAAAGAAACTCAAGTCATTACCCATGATAAAATGATAAGGTTGAATTTTCATTTTATAATGTTCACCTCCTATCTGATTCATAGATGGAAAGACTCGATCAAAGTCATTTTTACTTGTCATATATCTTCTCCTATATAGTATTGATATTCTGAACCTTGGTTCATAATATACAGTTTGTTTTTAGCTCTTGTGATTCCCACAAAGAACAACCTGTGTTCTGTGTCTTTATTTACTAGAGCCGCATCGTAAATAATTTTTTCTAAATCGGTAAATAAAATAACATTTTCACATTCTTCACCTTTAACGGAATGTATCGTAGAAACTTTAATTCTTGCTGGCTTAGTTAGATCCTCGCCGCTCGCTACGAGATCCTGAATATATTGTTTCTGTGGTTCGTCCATCTTCAGCACGGTCCAATCACCCGAAACTTTAAGTCCATGATTCATTTTTAATTCATCTAAATCTACAGAATCAATGTTGTCAAAATTTTCACCTTTAAAATTATGTTTAACTTCTGCTTTCGTTAAATGTTCGTAAAGTATTGCAGCTTCTTCTCCAGATACGCTCGCACCTTTATTTAATCGGTCCCAAACATTAATCGCTTCTAATAATTCAGAAGGCAATAAGTCATTGAATTTACAGTCAAATCTGTAACCCAAAGCATGTAAATGATCAACAATAGGTTTCATCTGGTCATTTGTTCTTGTTAAAATCATCCATTGACCTGTGCTAAAATCAATATCGGTAATATCTAAATAGTCGATAACCTCGCCTTCGGCATCTCTTGGAGTCCATTGCTTTTGCATTCGTTCTTCCATGTTCATTAATACAGACACAGCAACTTGGTGAATTGCACGTGGTACACGGCGTGATGCAACTTGTGCATCAATTTTACCTTTTAAATTTATAAACTCACTAGGATCTGCACCTTGAAAAGTATAGATGGCTTGATCGTCATCCCCTGCAATGTAAGATCGTTTACACTGTTCTTCAATGTAATAGAACATTTTCCATTGCAAGGGATTTAGATCTTGTGCTTCATCAAGAAAAATTGCATCGAGGGACGGACACAACTTTTTCTCAATAAACTTGGTTAACATATCTGAAAACTCAAACATGTTATAATAATCTTTATAATCAGTTAAATCTTGTTCAATTTGATATAATAAATCATCATCAATTCTTGTATCGAGTTCTAGTTCATATACCGCATCCATTAGGTTAATTTGTTTTGCGCGTGAATATTCTATCGCTTTCATATATGGATTTTTATATTCTCGATATCCGGTTTCAGATTCATAATTTTCAAAAGACATATCATTACAAACCAAAGAAAAATTTTTAAATGCATTCCAGTTTTTACCTTGTAAGAGTTGTGTGTTGGTATCAATCCCAAGTTCTCTCTTTCCCATCGCATGCATAGTTGAAATATATTCAAATTTAAATTGTGGGTATGCGTCGGATATTCTTTTTTGTGCTTCTTTGGCTGCAGCATTACTAAATGAAATATAAGCAATCTTGTTTGGATCTGTTTTAAGATCAAGCAATTCATATTTTAAATGTTTATGAATTAAGGTGTGAGTTTTTCCCGTGCCAGGTGGTCCTGGAATAATAATTCTCATTTCTCAAATTCAGCTTTTTTCTTTTCGTTTTTTCTAACAATAGTTTGATTTAGAGTAAGTCCTTCAATCTGCCAAACCTTCTCACTTTTTTCATTTATCTTTTTAGTCACTTGTTTTGCTTCAAATAAATTTTGCATCAAACGAATTGTTTTATTGTAGTTGTAAGTTTTATCTTGCCACAATCTTGTACCTAATAAATGTTTCCAAAAATGTTTAAACTTAAACCAGCTATGGCCGTTTTCTGAGAATGCTCTACGTTTTAAAATATCATCTATAGATTTTCCATTACGACTTAGATATTCTATTAATGTATTTTGTAGTACAACATCAATTCTCATATCATCCGGAGCTTTTAATGGTTCATCCATTTCTGCTAGAAGTTTATTTAATCTCTTCTTCCACATCATTTTATTTGTAGATAATAATGTTTTATTAATGGACATCATTGCTAGTTTAGAGAATTTATCCGGATCATGTAATGTATCAGGATCACATTCTATGGTCTCACCATCTGCAGTTACAAAGTAAACTGGTGGATCTGAATCTAACATTCTAATTCCTGTGATGTCTATATCCGGCGCACCTGACTTACCAAACTTTCTAGTAAAACATAATTTGTCTTGACAAAAATCACAGATCGGTTGGTCCTTACATTTGTAATCATAATCTTTTTTCTGTAATGATTTTGCAACTAAAATAACTTCTTGAGCTTTTAAAGGTGGATTAATATATTTTTCTTTATTATACTCTTCTAATTTATTTTCCCATTCTGCAGGAAATGCTTTCTTAAGATAAACTCCAATATTATATAAACCATTGTTTCGTCCACCTTCTTGTATACCACCTTGTTTAGTTAAAGTTTGTAAACATGGAGGACCGTCTGGAAAATCTGTTTCTTCTTTTGTATTTTTATTTAAATGCAATCCTTGTAATCTTGCTTTTGAAAGTGCAACTTTGTCATAGTGATTACAAAAATTTTCCATAGTCATTGGTTCACCATTATCATCAAATGCATATCGACTTGATTGGTTACCATTGTGATATGGCATGTTTAAAAAACTACCAACGTCTCCTCGCTCTGCCTTGATTGTATTTTGTTTCGGAAATATTTCTACACCTGCATGACCAATAATCGATGCCATCGCAATGAGTTTATTTCTCATCAGTATCGCAGGAACAAATTCTTTTACAAAACAAAAAACATGTGCGCCTCCAGATTTTGATCTAAATACAATTAGTGGAAGTCCTGCTTCTTTTATTTTTTTAATTAAATCTTTGTGATTAAAAGGATAGGTGTCAATATCAATGCATCCCCATTTACATTCATTATCTTCATTAATTGGTACAATCCCCAATGCAGGTTCGACCCCTTCAACGTGTTGTTTCCAAAGTAAATCTGTAACAGGTTTTTTAATGGTGTAAGACTTAACTTCATTTTTACCATCTCCTCTTATTTCATTTGTTATTCTAGTTTGGCCGTAGGCATTTTCTAGACCTTCAAATATATCTTGCAATCTTTCTATCATAATCCCTCTCTGTATAAATTAGGCGGCACATGTGTACCGCCTAATTGTGGCAACTATTTGTTAGATTTATCTAAGCTTGTATGAAAGTCTTTTGCTCTTGCATACAATGCTGCATCCTCAACAGGTCCTGCTAATGACACATTGAAACCATACCATTGATTACCTTTACCACTGTTTAAAACAGAAGTAAGTTTGTAAGCAAATGCAAATGAAGCAGGCGTAAACACACCCTCTTTATCTGTCATGGTTTGAGACATCTGAAGAGATAACCATTTTCTAGCTATTTTACCTTGAGACGAACTCATTGAAATCAATGCTGTTTCAGCGGATCCATCTTCCCCTAAAATCAACACGTAGTTTTGATGCACAGTCAAAATATAATTACCGTTAGGCAATCTATCTTTACCACCATCTTTTGTAGTTTTAGATAGTATATCAGAATCATCAGAATAAATTTGTTCTGGTCTACCTGAACCTGTACCAAATTCTGCCCATTCTTGATACTCCATCTTATGATAACAAGGAATTGCAATAATTCCTGCATCACCATCATACAGTTTTTTAGTCACTGTATTTAAGAACATACCTGGTTCTGCACCTTCAACATAATTTTGATTACGTTTCTGTGCTTCTCCAGATCCATTCTGTAGTAGTTTTAAGATAGGTAAAGCAAGTTGCTCTTGTCTTACATTCTCAAAACCTTTTTCAGAGTCTTCTCTAAATAAAATAGCAGAAGGCGTCTGAGTTTTTTTTGCTTGTACTTGTGTACTCATAGTTTAGCTCCTTTTTATATTTGTACGGTTACCTACGTAAGTTTTGAAATAGTCAGAAGGCATCTCGATTCCAGACTCGTGACACTCCCTGACTATTCCTTTCAAGGTCTGAGGATGTACTCCCACTTTCTGGACAGGTTCGAATCCTTGACCTTTCGCAAGGGTAGCATAAGCCATTGCCTTGTTGTCCTCGCCCGTGCCGAAGGTAACGGTGATATCATTTTTAATAACATCACCTCGACCGTTTTGACGAAGCCAGTTAAAAGCTTCTTCCTGTTTTTCAGGAAGAATAGATGCGCTATAAAAGTTTCCAACTTCTACAGACTCACCATCTTTCAGCTTTAATTTCTTAATATTCATTTGTTCCATCATGGATGGGATTTCAAATTGAGATATAATTTTTTCTTTTTCTTTTAGTTTCTTGATGCTCGCTTCTGCGTTCGCGATTTCATCTTGAAGATCCTTTAACTCTTGCACTTTGGTTGCTAAATCTTGAGGATTAGCAACTGCTTTCAAAGAGTCCTGCTTATCATCTCTAAAATTTATTGATTCAGCCATTCGACATCTCCTTGTTTTTTAAGTTCAGATAATTTTTCATGAGCTTTAACTCTTACGGCTTTATTTATTTCTTTTCGGTCTCGACAAAATTGTCTTACTGCACCAACCATATAAGCTTGTCCACCTCCCAATTTTTTAACTGCATCAAGATGAGACCAAAGCTGCATAATAAAACGATCTACTGCTTTTGTTTGTGCTATATTTTGAAAAATTTTAGATTTAATACGTCTTAAATCAGGTTCTTTATCAAAATTAAATAAGATTCCTTGTTTATCATCAAGGAATTTTTCTACTGCGTTTTTGACATTATGTGTCATGTTTAACTCCTTTGTTTATCTTTCTATTCTTTCTAATATAATCCTTTAAATTAGGATTGTCAAGATTCGTCTGACATTTTTTGATACAAGTCAATATCAATTGGATAGTACCTTCTTTCTTGTTTGTCCCACTTTAATAATTTATATTTTCCATTTGTAATATCAGATACAATTGAACATGCAACTCCAATAATTGCAGGGTCACCTGTG